CGGCTGCACCTGAACGCCGGACGCCGAGTCGTGATATCGCTCGTCGACGGGACGGTGATCACCGGCCGCACCGTCGGGTCGTGGCGGTTCGGCCGCATCCGTCTCGCTGAGGTCACCACGAACCAGGGAGATGTCCCCGGCACGGTGGTCGTGTTCGCGCAGAACGTTCTCACTGTGCAGGTGATGACCTGATGGTGACGTTCAACATCTCCGACGAGGTCGTGCGGCTGGATCCGATCGCTCCGGTCGGTTCCGGCACGTCAGCGCTCATGGTCCCAGATCCCGGGGTGCCGCTCCGGTCAGTGCGCGGCATGTCGAAGCTCTCGCCTGAGAAGGCGTGGAAGACACAGCCATCCCTCCGGAAGGTCGTCGGCTTCATTGCCCGGAACGTCGCGAGCGTGCCCCTCAAGGTCTTCGAACGACTCGAAGACAACGACCGCCGCCGCGCATCGGGTTCGCCGGCTGAACGCGCCATGCGCCAACCCCAGCGATTCCGCTCCGGCTTCAAGCTGATGGAACGGATCACGATCGATAAGTGCCTGTACGACCGGTGGTGCATCGTGCTCACCCCGGATGGGGTACCGCATCGAATCCCGCCGCGCGCGCTCGTCATCGAGTCGAACGCGCTGGACGAGGTCACGTTCGTCGGTGTGAACATCGCCAACCGCACAGTGGATCTCACCGAGCTCCCGATCGCTCTCGGCACTGGGTGGGACGCCTGGTCCGGTGATGGTGTCTCGCCGCTGTCGACGCTCGAAGCAATCCTGAACGAGCAGGCCACGGCCGTCGAGTGGCGTCGGAGCCTGTGGGACGAGCGCCCGAAGTTCTCGGGCATCGTGAAGCGGCCAGCCAACGCCCCGAAGTGGGGCGAGGCGCAGCGGCAACGCTGGGTCGAGACGTTCCGTGACTTCCGAGCGGGGAAGGTCGGCGGCGCGCCGATCTTCGAAGACGGCATGGAGTGGGAGGACTGGTCCACGACCATCTCGCCGGTCGATGCGCTCGACATCGAGGGGCGGAAGCTCACCGATGCCGAAGTCGCCTCGTCTTACTTCGTCCCGCCGGAGTTGGTCGGTGCCCGCGAGGGCACGTTCTCGAACATCGCCGCATTTCGGCAGATGCTGTTCGGACCCACGCTCGGACCGCATTTCGAAGAGTTCGAGCAGGCGCTCAACGCCGAGATCATCCCAGCGCTCGCCGCGGGCGATCAGTTCTATGCCGAGTTCGACCGCCAGGCGGCGATCAACGGTTCCCTCATCGAGCAGGCCAAGGTCATCTCGACATCGGTCGGAGGGCCGTGGATGACGCGTGCGGAAGCACGGTCGATGCAGAACATGCCGAAGCTTGACGGCACCGACGAGATCCTCACACCGCTCAACGTCCTCATCGGCGGGCAGGCATCCCCGCAAGACGGCGTGACAGAGGGCGGCGGCGCATCTCTCGCGCTCGGTGAGGCAGGCGCCGCAAAGGTCGGAGGCTTCACAGTCGACGAACTCGCGAAGCTCATCGCGGCCGCGAACGGTCTGATCCGATCGGGGTTCCTGCCGGAGCCGGCGCTCGCCGCGGTGGGGCTGGATCCAATCGCACACAGCGGGCTCTTGCCGGTGACGGTGCGCGACGACGAAAAATCAGGAGGTGGCACAGATGGCAGCACCAGCAGTGCGTGAGGCGCGCAAGAGCTTCGGGATCACGCTCAAGGACGCGGACGACGACCTGGGGCGCGTGGTTGCCCTCGTATCGGCGTTCGGCGTCGTGGACGACCAGGACGAAGAACTGATGCCGGGAGCGTTCAAGGATGCACTTGAACGCCGCGGCGAGTTCCCGTTCCCGTTCATGTGGCATCACAAGTGGGATGACCTCGGCGCTCACCTCGGCGGCTTCATAGGCGAGGAGACTGACGAAGGCCTTGTCATCACGATCGACTTCGACATGGACGACCCGGACGGCAAAAAGGCTTACCGGCTCGTGAAGTCCGGCCGCGTCCGCGAGTTCTCGATCGGCGGCTTCGAGCCGTCCGGATCCGTGCGGCTCGAGAAGCGTGGCGCCCGTGACGTCTGGGCCGTTTACGAGTTCGACCTTGTCGAGGTGTCGCTCGTGCTCCGCGGCTCGAACCCTGAGACCCGGGTGATCGACGTGAAGTCCGCCGCAGAGCTTGTCGCCGCGACGTCGGATCCTCCGGCGCCCGTCGACGCACCCCCACCCGCTGACCCGGACCCCGGTGACGCAGACCCAGCCCCCGAATCCTCGGGGGCTTTCGCATTGGCGCAGCAGAAGGCTGCCGCGCTGCTCACTCTCACCAACCTGGCCCGCGGGGCCGAGAAAGGAGCCTGAAATGAATCTCAAGGCAAAGCTGGCGGCCCTGCTCGCAGAGGTCGAGGAACTCAGTAAGAAGTCGGCGGACGACCTCACCGAGGAAGACGTCGCACGCATCCCCGAGCTGAAGTCGGAGATCGACGCGGTGCAGGCAAAGATCAAGGCGCAGGAGGACGCCGCCGCGGCGCTCAAGTCGGCGGTCACCGTCGAAGACGAGAAGCCCGCGCCGGAGCGCGAATCGCGCAAGGGTCGTGAGGGTGCCGCCGAATCGGTCGGCGACGCGTTCGTGGGTTCGGAGGCGCTCAAGGCGTTCCGTGAGCGTCACCCGAACGGTGTCGCGAAGGGCACCCCGATCTCGATCGAGGCGAAGAGCGTCACGTCGAAGAAGGCCTCGATGCGGGCGATCAAGGCGCCGCTGAACACGGTCGACAACGGCGACACGACCCCGACCCGCCTGCCGGGTATCGAGGATGTCACCTACCGGAAGCCGAACACGCTCCTCGACCTGATCACGGTCGGTACCACGGATGCCGCGTGGCTTGAGTACCGTCAGCTGATCTCGGTGACGAACAACGCCAAGATCGTGCGCGAGTACGGCACCACGGCCCCCGGCGGCACGGCGCCGTCGGACGGCCTCAAGCCGATCTCGGATCTGCAGACCCGCACGGCCGACGCGAAGGCTCACACCTACGCCGACGGCATCGAGGCGACGCAGCAGGAGCTCAACGACGACGGCGCGCTCGCATCGCTGATCAACGGCATCCTGACGCAGAACCTGCGTGACGAGATCGAGCGGGTCGTGCTCGTGGGCGACGAGGACAACGACGAGCCGAACGGCATCATGAACACCACCGGTGTTCTGCAGCAGGCGTTCGCGACGGACGCGGTCACGTCGGTCCGGAAGGGCAAGACGCTCCTGTGGGAGACGTCGTCGACGGCACCGCAGGCGATCGTGCTCAACCCTGAGGACGACGAGGAGTTCGATCTCCTCAAGGACGACATGGGCCGCTTCTACGGCAACGGCCCGTTCGGTACGGGGCCGCAGTCGATCTGGGCTGTTCCCCGCGTCACGTCGGCCGCGATGCCCAAGGGGCAGGCGCTGATGGGTGACTTCCGGGCGTTCCAGCTGCTGATCTTCGAGGCACTGGCGATCCTCGCGTTCAACCAGCACAAGGACTACGCCCAGCGCAACCTCGTGTACGTCCGTGCCGAGCTGCGCGCCCTGCAGCTGTTCCGCCAGCCGGCCAAGCTCGCCGTCGTGCAGCTCGCCGCCGGCGCCGAAGAGGGAGGTCAGTGATGGCGAACATCGTCGTGAAGGACAACGTCCGGTACCGCAAACGGGACGCCGAGCGTGAAGACATCGTCGCTGCTGTAAGGACGAACGTCCCTGTCGAGTCGGCGGCATCGGTCGAGGCGGAGAAGGCGCGAGCAGAGCTGCAGGCCGAGCTCGACGAGACCCGTCGTGTGCACGAGGAGCAGCTTGCTCAGGAGCGTGCTGACTTCGAGAAGGAGATCGCTGAGCGCCGCAAGGAGCTCGACGCCGACTCGAAGAACGACGAGAAGTCGGACGAGGCCGCAACGAAGGTCAAGGAGCCCGAGACGACCAAGGTGCGTGAACCGGAGACGGTCAAGCGCGGTCGCCAGGCACCTGCCGCGAAGTGATGGGAAGGGGGCCACATGCCTGACCCGATCCCGCCCATCGTGGGCGAGACGACCGCGGTCAACGCGGCGTTCTGGCTGAAAGCTGCGCACGGCGCCGTCCGGCGTTTCTGTGGCTGGCACGTAGCCCCCATCATCGACGAGACGCTGACCCTCGACGGGAGCGGCGGCAGGGACATTCTCCTGCCGTCGCTCCGTGTCGTGGAGCTCGTCTCCGTCATGAACGACGGCGTCGATGTGACAGCCGACGTCGACACGTCGCGAGCGGGCATGCTGCGCTTGCAATCGGGCAGGTGGACGCCACGCTTTGGCCGAGTTTCGGTGGCACTCCGTCACGGGTATGACCTCGAAGAGGTGCCCGAGGTGGCGGCGGTCATCGTCGGCGCGGCGAAGCGCGGGCCGCAGGCTGGCGGCGTGATCTCGTCGCAGTCCGTCAACGGCGCGAGCGTCTCGTACGCGTCCGCCGGCGGGGCACCGATCTCGATACCTCTCCTCGCGATGGAGAAGGAGACCCTGTCGACGTACCGGCTCGAGTGGGGCTCACGATGAGTACCGCGCTCGACTGGATCGACGGCGGGGGAGACGGCTTCGCATTCGGCGAGGCGTTCGTCCGCCAACGTGCGGGCATCATCGAGGACCCCTACAGCGGGGAACCGATCGGCGAGGACTGGACTAACCCGGATGAGGAGGCGCTCGACGGCGCCTATTTCTCGTCGCAGGGATCCACGGACTCCGACGGTGACGTGCGCCGGCAGACCACGACCGGCAAGCAGCTGATCATCCCTGACCCCGACGCTGATGTGCGCCGCGGCGACCGGATCCGGCAGGGCACGCGAGTGTGGAGCATCGTCGGGTTCCCCGAGAACGACAAGAACCCGTTCACGGGCTGGCAGCCGACGCTCGTCGTCGACGTCGAGGACTTCAAGGGGTGATCGGATGCCGCGCACGACCGTGCAGTTCAACCAGAAGTACTTCGACCAGATCGGCAAGTCAGCGGGCGTCGAACGGCTCACGGAGAAGGGTGCGAACGCGGTTCTGGCTGAGGCGAAAGCTGGCGCACCCGTCGACACCGAGGACTACAAGAATGGCCTGCACATCGAGAAGGAGCAGGCGCGCTATCGCACCGTCTATCGCGTGGTCGGTGACGACTGGAAGACGCTCCTCGTCGAGGCCGTGACGGGCAACCTTGCTCGCGCGCTCAAGAAGGTGGCGCGCCGTGGTTAGAGTCACGCCCCCTGATCTCGAGTTGTTCCTCACCCGATACCTGCGCGAACGTGCCGCCGAGCGTGGCGACGTCGTGAAGATCGGCAACAAGGAACCCGCGGACCTCACGGTGTCGTCTCCGGATCAGATCGTCGTCCGCGATGACTCCGGCGCGCGCACCGGATGGCCCACGTTCGACCGATCCGCAGGCGTCTCCGTCCTCGCCGGAACGCGCCTGAACGACTTCTCGGCGAACGAGCTCGCGCGAGAGGTCTTCGCGGACCTGACCGACGAGGCGATCCTCACCTGGCCCGGATCCCCGATCGCATCGATCGAGTGGGACGGATGCAACGGCCCCTATGCGGTGCCCGAGCAGGCCGACAAAGCCCGAAGGTACATGACCGTCGCCTACAGCGTCATCGGCGATTGGTGACCCCACAGACCACCCCCACGAACCCGCCTGCCGACTGCGGCGGGCTTTCCTCTATCTCGAAGGAGACATCATGGCCGCAGATGAAGCGGGCAACGACCTCAGCGCCGTTGCGATTCCGATCACCGGTTTCGCGGCGGTCGCGCCGTACGACGAGGCGAACGTCGTCGCCCCCGCCGAGGGCGGAGCACGAACGCTCGTCCTTCCCGCCGCTTACCGCAAGCTGGGCCTGATCAAGCAGGACGGCGGCTTCCAGCCCACCGACGAGGCCGACGGCGACCCGACCGAGTTCTGGCAGGTCGGGTACCAGCTCGCCGCCGGCAACTCGAACTCGACCCTGCAGGTTGGGCTCGCGCAGAACGACGAGATCGTGCGGGAGATCGTGCACGGCGTGAAGCCGGACGCGAACGGGCACATCTACGTCGACGCTGCCGGGTCCGGCGAGCAGTACCTGCTGTTCACGGAGGAGGTCTACAAGACCAAGGCCGGCCGATACTTCGTCGAGCGTACGTGTGGCGTCGTGACCGTCTCCGCCGTCGAGCGCGACCAGTCGGAACGCGGCACGCCGCGCGGTTGGAACACGACGTTCAGTCGTCTCCCGCACGAGTGGTTCCAGAACCGGAACTACTCCGAGTGGGTGATCAACGTCGCCGACGGCGGCACGAACCCAGGCGACTAGCCAGACCGGTGTGCGTCGCGGCCACGGGGGTGTCGCGGCGCACACCTAACCCCCTCCACCCCTAACCCTGAAAGGAGCCATCATGGCTGCTCGATCCACCACACGACCCGCCTCAGCGAAGACCGCAAAGGCTGGCCCTAAGCCGAAGATCTTCGTCACCGACGAGGACATGCTGCACTTCCAGAAGAAGGACGGCGGCGAGATCATCCTCGATCTCGACTTCCCTTCCTCGATCTTGCGCGAGATGCTCGCGGCGCGCGATCTCGAGCAGGACGAGCAGTTCGAGATCGTCATGAAGGCGCTCGGCGACGAAGCCCTGCAGGAGGAAGTGAACGGGCTCGGCGCGCTCGAGTACATGCGACTCGTCACCGGGTTCTTCAACGAGTTCGAGAAGGCGCTCGGGCTGAGCCTGGGGGAATCCGAGGGCTCGTCGAATTCATCGACGAGCACCGAGTAGCGCTCACCTACGACTTCCGACGCTGGCTCGGGATCCCGCTTTCTGACGTGGGATCCCGCCGGTGCCGCTGGGGCGAAGCGCACGACCTGATCCTCGGACTCATGCGGGAAACCGCGTCGCATCTCTTCGCGGACATCGCACGCATGAAGCACGCGATGTCTACCGCCGACGTGCATCTCATTCATCTCGCGGTCGGCTGGTTCAACGGACACCGAGAAAAGGGATCCGAGCCGCTGACGGTGCCGGAGCTGTACGAGAAAGCTGTCGACGCGGTGCAGGTTACCGACGACGACCACGAGATCGCCGCCGCTCTCCTCACCACCTTCTCCGCGATGCCGGACTGACACCCCTGGGGAGGCCCTATGTCGAGCCAAATCGGTAGCGGCTATGTCGCGGTGTTCGCGACGTTCAAGGGCGTCCGTAAGAGCGTCGAGAAGGAACTGCAGGCCGCCGGCCAGTCTGGCGGTCGTCGTCTCGAGAAGTCCATCGGACGCTCGGGCACGACCGCTGGGCAGTCGGCCGGTCGAGGCTTCAAGGACATGTTCGGTCGAGGGATCCGCGACAGCGTCTCGCAGGCCACCAACGACCTACAGAAGGGTGTCGCGAGCGCTGCTCGAGCGCTATCGAAGTCGCGCCTCTCTGAGGCCGATGCCGCTGGCCGTGTGCGCGTCGCTGAGGCACAGCTCGCCGCCGCCCGGTCGCGGTACGCGGCTGACTCTGCACAGGTCATCGCGGCCGAGGAGCGGCTCGCGTCTGCATCCCGCCGGCTACAGACCACTCACGATTCGACAACCGCCGCGACGGCACGCCTCAAGGCTGCACAGGATCTCCTGACGCAGTCCGCGGAGCGCGCTCGCCGCGGTATGGGCATGAAGCGCGTCGCGCAGGACATGCTCGGTCTCCTCGCTCCCGTGCGACTCGTGGGGCGCATCCTCTCGGGGCCGCTCGTGAAGGGCGCACGCTCGTTCGCGCAGGGTTTCCGCGGAATCACCGCAGACGTCGGCGGCACCGCGTCGCGCATGAACGCTCTCGGCGCGAGCGCGGGGCGCGCATTCCGCACGATGCAGTCGGGAGCCCAGCGGGCAGGGAAGGCTATTGGGGCACCGTTCGCGCGCGCCTGGTCGACGGTCGCCTCTGGCGCCTCTGCTGTCGGCTCCCGTGTAGCGAAGGTATTCGCGCCCGCTGCACGCTGGTTCGCCCCGATGGGGCGCGCGATCTCCACATCTGTGTCGTCCGCGGGCCGACTCCTCGGCGGGCTCACGGGCACCGTCGGCGGTGTCGTGCGCGGCATGGCAGGCGTGTGGCGTACGGGCATGGAGGGACTGTCCCGGATCACCACGGCGGCGACGTCGACGATCAAGGGCGCATTCGCCGGTGTCGGGATCGCCGCCGCTGGCGCGATGACAGCCGCGTTCGCCGGCGGCTGGTCACGAATGACCGGCATCGAGAACGCACAGGCGAAGCTCACCGGCCTCGGTAAGACCACCGAAGAGGTCGCGTCCATCATGGACTCGGCTCTCGAGTCTGTCGACGGCACGGCGTTCTCTCTCGCAGACTCGGCGAACGTCGCCGCCTCAGCGGTCGCGGCCGGTATCAAGCCGGGCAAAGACCTGACGAAGTACCTCAAGACCGTCGCTGCGGCGTCGGCAGCCGCAGGCACTCCGCTCGCGGAAATGGGGTCGATCCTCAACCGTGTCCAGACGAACGGCGCGGCATTCACCGAGGAACTGAACCAGCTCTCCGATAGAGGCTTGCCGATCTGGCAGACCCTCGCGGACGAGATGAAGGTTCCGCAGTCCGAGCTCAAGAAGATGGTGAGCGAGGGCAAGGTCGACGCGGCCACGTTCACGCGCGCCGTCGAGACCATGTCGGGCGACGTCGCGCAGGCGATGGGCGACACCACCTCTGGTGCGTTCGCGAACATGCGCAACAGCTTCTCGAAGCTCGGCGCGACGATCCTCACACCGTTCCAAAGCATCTTCAAGGATGTCTTCACGACGGTGAAGGAAGGCGTTGGAGCCGTCTCGAAGGCGCTCGAGCCTGTCATCGAGGTTGTCGCAAACCAGATCGGTGAGCGGGTGCTGCCCGTGCTCGACCGGATGCGCGAAGCATTCGCTGACGGGTTCACGATCGACACGGGCGGTATCGCTGGCACGTTCGCTGCGCTCCTGCCGCTGATCGGTGGTCTCGCGGGAATGCTCGGCCCGCTGCTTGCACGCCTCCCTCTCATCGGCGGGGCGTTCGCGGGCATCACCGGCCCTGTCGGGATCTTCGCCGGCGTGCTGGCGGCGCTCTTCCTGGTGGATCCGTCCACGCTCGCTGACGGCATCGCGGGGCTCATCCCGCAGGTCACTGGCCTGCTGACCGGGCTCGTCGACAAGATCGTCGAGGCACTGCCCTCGATCGTTGAGGGGATCTCGTCGGCACTAACCGAGTCGCTACCGATCCTCGTGAGCGGTGCGCTCGATCTGGTGCTCGCTCTGGTCACGGCGATCGTGGGTGCGCTACCGACCCTGCTCGATGCGTTCACGGAAATCGTGCCGACCCTCGTCGACGCGATCGTGACGATGATCCCTCAGATCGTCGACGCCGTGGTCGCATTCGTGCCGAAGGTCGTGACCGCGCTCGTCGCCGCACTGCCGCAGATCATCGACGGTGCGCTGCAGCTGTTTCTCGGCATCGTGCAGGCACTCGTTGTGCTCGTGCCGACTCTGATCGAGGCGCTGATCGGTCTCCTGCCGGTCATCCTGCAGTCACTCCTGACGATGCTCCCGGCACTGATCGAGGGCGCGATCCAACTGTTTCTCGGCCTCGTGCTGGGACTGGTGGGCGCGATCCCACAGATCATCCAGGCGATCGTCGACCTGCTCCCGCTGCTGGTGGCGACGTTGATCGAGCTGATCCCTCAGCTCATCGTCGGCGCGATCCAGCTGTTCCTCGGGCTCGTGACCGGTCTCGCACAAGCACTACCGGAGATCATCACCGCGCTGATCGGCATCCTCCCGGATCTGATCCTCGCGCTGATCGACATGATCCCCGAACTCATCGCGGGCGCCATCGATCTATTCGTGGCGATCGGGCAGGGCATCGTCGAAGCTCTACCCGAGATCCTCGACACCATCACGAACGACCTCGGGCCTGCGCTCGTGGACGGGATCCTCGGACTCGGGTCGGCTCTGCTCGACGCGGGCAAGGAACTGATGGGCAAGGTCGGCGAGGGCATCAAGAACGGCGTCTCGAAGGTGGGTGACGCCGTCTCGAACGCGATGGACTGGGTAGGCGGGTTCTTCCCGCACAGCCCGGCGAAGCGCGGCCCGTTCTCGGGCGCTGGCTGGCGTCAGCTCGCGAAGTCGGGCGCGGCGATCACCGAGGAGTTCTCAGCCGGTATCGAGGCCGCCCAGCGCGTCATCACCATGCCTGGCATCGTGACCGCCGGTGTTGCTTCGGCTCCCTCGGCGGGCTCCTCTGGCGGCTCGTCGACGCCGGGCGCTGGCATCACGCAGATCAACAATTTCGCGCATGAAGATCCCGCTGTGGGTGTCGAACGGGCGGGCCAGAAGCTCGCCTCCGTCGCGAGAAGGGCAGGTGGCTGATGCCAGTCAATGCGCTCGAGATCCGCCTCGGCGGGGCCGTCATCCGTGGCGTCCCCGCCGACCTCTCCCAGCCCTGGGGGTGCTTCGTGAAGCCGAAGGGCTTCCAAGGCTGGGAGGGCATCACGGATAGACGGCGCGAGCAGGTGGCGCGCGCGGTCGAGCACGGCGAGCATGATGTGCCTGTCCTGCTCGGCGCTCGCGTCGTCACGATCGACGGGTGGATCATCGCGCCCAACGAGCGCGAGCTGCGCGCCTACGCACGGCAGATCACGGGCACTGGGGGAGATGGGGAGCGGCTTGCCGTCACCGTCGACCATCAGGGCGAGACGCTCCACGCGCGCGGCCGTGTCGTGTCGGCATCGGTCGATGACGAGGGCGAGCGCATCGGATGGTATCTGCGCGCGAGCTTCCAGATCCAGATCGTGTTTGCGGATCCCCGCCGGTACGGGCCGACGACACGGTTCCCGGCGTCCGGCACGGCGACCATCAACGACGTCTACCAGTACGGAAACTTCCCCGCGCACCCTGTCGTCGAGTTCCCCACAGGAGCGCCGACAGGGTGGGTGCTCACCGCCCCGGGTAGCCGCCGACTGCAAGTCGCGGGCGCTCCGTCCGGTGGCCTGCAGCGGTTCGACATGCGAACGGGCCGTCTCACGCGCGACGGCGTCGACGTGACCGACCAGGCGACCATCACGGGCGACATCTGGGCGGTCCCCGTCGGTGCGACGTGGCGACACACCCTCGACACTCCGGGCCGGATCCTCCTGCCCGAAACCTACATCTAGGAGGTCGCCATGGTGCATGAAACGTGGATCTATGACATGCGTACCGGCGACCTCATCCGCCGCGTGTACCCGTACGATCATGGCTGGGATACTTCGCTCAAGGGCGACGGCACCAGCACGGCGATCTTCAAGACGGACGACGAAGACCGGCCCGCGCCCGCGGTCGCCTCCCTGCGGCCGAACGCCCGGGGCCTCGCCGTGGTCTGGGGCGACACAGTTGAATACGCCGGCAAGATCGAGAAGTGGAAGTACTCCCGCGACGCGCAGACCCTCACGGTCTCGACGGTCGAACTCCGCAACGAGATGATGTGGCGCCTCACCTACGGCGTCAACCAGTACCCGGCAGGCACGCTACAGATCACAGGCAAGTCAGCGTCCGGCGCCGTGCGCGCAGTCCTCGCGCGCGCGATGCAATGGTCTGCAGAATGGGCGCTCCCCATCGACCTCCCGCCGGATGGACAGGGCACCATCTCCGCAAAGTGGCAGTTCTGGCGCAAGATGCGCATCTCGGACTGCCTGCAGCAGATCGAGGAGGAGGGATGGGAGGTCTACCTCCGCCCGTATCTCTCGAATGGTCGGACGCGGATCCGCTTCGAGACCATCGTCGACCGCAAGATCCATTTCGCGCGCACCGCGTTCCACCTGCAAGCGCCTGAAATTCCGATCGATGGTGTCGAGTACGAGTGCGACGGATCCCTCGAGGTGACGGGCGTGCAAGGTCTCGGCGACGGCATGGAACAAGACCAGCACACCGCGTGGGCAGGCTCTACGACAGGCCAGGACATCATCATCCGTGACACGAAGAAGTCCTATCCCGGGCTCGTCGGCGCCCGCCTGCAGGCTGCGACAGTTGCCGGTCTTCTCGAGGATCAGGATCCGCTCTACCAGTGGTCGATCGGGCGGTACCGGCTCTCCGAGAAATGGGGCGCTGAGCACGCCGTGCCGGGCCGGGCGTGGGCGATCACGTCAAAGGGTGACCCGATCATCCCTGACGACATTCACGAGATCCGCGTCATTGCGACGAGCGGCAATATCAACAGCCTGGCGATCGGTGTGGAGGTGCAGAGTGCTGCGTAATCTCAAGGACGCCTGGTCATGGATCCAGCAGTTGATCCGCCGCGTCGAGTTCGTCGAGTCCGGCGCGCAGCTCGGCAACTCTTCCATCACGGAGGGGCGGCTGAGGTTCATCGGCGGGCTCCTCCGTGTCGACTCCGGCGGGCGCGTCGAGATCGTAGGCACCTGGCGATTCGTCGGCAACGGCGCGATCACCGGCGACGTCGTCGCAGAGGGCAAGTGGACTCAGAACGGCCCGTTCGAACTGAACGGCAACGCGCAGGTCTTCGGAGACATCGAAGTGCTGAGCGGCGGGCGCATCAAGGTCGGGAACGTGCTCATCACCCCAGGCGCCGGCGGCAAGGTGACCGTCGGTACGGGGGCTGCGCAGGTCACCCTTGACGGCACAACGGGCAAGGTCACCGCCGGCAACCTCACGATTGACCCGACCGGTCGTGGTGGCTCGGTGACGTTCGCCAATGGCGCGCAGATCTATGCGTTCAACTCCGGAGCAGTCCCAGGACAGATCGAACTCGTGTCCGGGAACGGCTCCAACGCGATCACCCTGCGCGACGACAAGATCGCGTTCGTCGCGCCCGAGTTCACCTCTACCCGGCCAACCCCCGCGGTAGAGGGAGACCTCGAGTACCTGCGATGGATGGCATGGGATTCACGCGACGGAACCTGGAAGACCGTCGACCCGGGAATGGGTGGCCCATTGGGCGGGCCGCTCGAGTTCCCCTTCTCGCTCGCCACGGTGACGTCCGAATTCGGGATGCGCGAGCACCCGGACGGTACGGGCCCACGTATGCACGAAGGAATGGACTTCGCGCCGCCAGCGGGCACGCCTATTCCTGCTGCGGGCAGTGGCGTAGTCGCCTCGTCGGGATACTCCGAGGGTTACGGCAACGAGGTCTGGATCGACCACGGCATGATCCGTGGACAGCGGATCCGCACCCACTACGCCCATATGCAGGATCCCGGCGTCGCTGCAGGTACGGCGCTTGGAAAGGGTGCGATCGTCGGGCTCGTCGGCAACACAGGCGCGAGCTTCGGAGCTCACCTGCACTTCGAGGTCGAGGTCGACGGCGTGAAGGTCAACCCGCGCGACGTGATCTCTGAGTGATCAGCCGCAGAGCAGTTCGTCTGCGGTCGCGGTGAAGCTGTTGCGGATACCGGCGCTCCCCGAATCGATCACCCAGATGTCATCGGGAAGGTTCGTCGTGCCGTACTCAGCGACATAGGCGCATGCCTGCCACCCGGCTTCAAGGATCTCGGCATCGCTCATCTCGAGGTCTTCAATCGCCGGGTAGATGCGGGCCGCTTCTAGGAATGCGTCCTCGGCGCCGCTCGCCTCGGGCGTCGGCTCGACGGGTACAGGCACTTCCGACGGATCCGCGGCCGGCGTCTCGACTGCTTCTGTCGGTTCCACGCTCGGCTCGGGCGTCTCGGTTTCGACGGGTTCGTATGACCCGGTGTAGGCCGTCTCGGGCTCGGTCGCCTCATCGCTCGCGGGCAGTGTCGTTGCCGCCCAGATCCCGCCGCCCACGACGACGACAGCGGCGGCGGCAGACGCGATCCAACCCAAAGCCTTCATGAAACCCAGATTAGTGCTGTGGTCATGCCCGGTGCCATCCCTGCGGAAGGACGACGTCCGAAGAGGCTAGTCGCTCCTCGAAAAAGGACACAACATCCTTGGTCGCCAGGGTTCCGCGGTGCCAGCGGCCAATGGTGTTAATCACGGCGTCGACCGCTGCTGCAGGAACTTCACCGCTTCGTGCTAGCGCTCCGGGTATCAGGAGGATCGCCCGGATCTCGGTTTCATCGTGTTGGAGCAAGAGCGATACGCGTTCGGCAGACAACGAGAGCGCGACCCGTGCTGCACTAGCCCTGTAACTCGCATTCCAGACGGTTGCCTCGTCGCCCGGACGTTCGGCGAATGCCTGGGCTTCGACATATTCCTTCGCTCGATCGAGATATGTGTCGAGCTCCAAGCGGAACGCGGTGCGGCGCTCTCGTTCCTGAGCTTCGAACCGTTCGCGGCGGCCGAGATGCAAGGTCGTCCATGATCCGACAAACGTACCGA